CTTGTGGAAGAGGGCAAACCGGAATATGAGTTTGTACCGTGTACCGTCGAAGCGGACGAAGAGGACGCGGAGGTTCAGGCAATCCGGGAAGAAATTATGCTGATTGCGGCGAACTCCCAGCGTGAAAAAACGGCGTGGGACAAGATCGAGGAAGCCCGCCGGACCCGCGCGCTTTTGGAGAAAATCAAGAGACAAGAGAAGTTGCCCGGCGATATGCGGAAGCTGGTGGCGCAGACCTTGAACACCAGCCCGGCGCAAATCGGGCGGTTCGACGCGATCACCCGGAATCTTTGCCCGGCGTTCATGGAGGAATTGAAAGCGGACCGCATAAACATTTCGACCGCGTATGAACTGTCCGGGCTTTCGGCGGAAGATCAGACCGCGGCGTTTGAGGAATACCGGGAAACCGGGGAAATTTCAATCAAGGCCGCGCGGGAGCGGAAGCAGGACACGCCGCCCGCGGCGGAGGTCCCGGCGGAAGAGCCGGAAGCGGAGCGGGACGAACCAGCGGAAGAGCCGCAAGCGACCCCGCAGGACGCGCCACAGACCGCCACAGGGCCGCGGGAAGCGGACGGGCGGGAAAAGATACCACCAGCCGCAGAAGCGCCCACAGAGGGCCGCACAGAGCCGCAGGAACAGCCGGAAACCGCCGGGCAGGATAAACCGCCCGCCCCCTCTTCCCAGCCGTCCACAGACGCGGAGGAAAGGGCGGAGCCAGACCCGCTGAAAGATATTGTTCAGCAGTTGGAAAGCCTTTGCGAATACTGCAAGGAAATGGGACAAAAAGGGGTGCTGGGGCGTGCATGGACGGTTGACGTGTCCGCGTTGGAGTTTGCCATTAACCGTCTGAAATGGTGAGGGCGTGACGATGGACACAGAAACCATAATCTTTCGTTATGGATTCACGGAAGAGGAAGCGGAAGCGATACAGAAAGCCGCGCGGATTTGGGCGGAGCGGGTGAAACATCACATTGAAGAAGTGATCGAAGCGGTTTTGCATATTCTTTCGGAGGGTTCGTCCGAATTTGAAAAGCTGGAGGACCTACGGAAAGAGTTGGAGGAAATCGGGAGAGAGAGCCGCGTCCGGCGGCGGAAGATGGAGCGGAGCCGGGCGCGGGCCATAGAACAGCGATACCGGGCGGAGATTCACCGCGTCGAGCGGGAAAGGTTTTATAGGCGGATATATAAGCCGCCCTAAAGCATAAATCGGAGGAACGGGCATGAAGCGCGGAAAAGTAATTTCAATCTTGCGGTTCTTTAGCACGATTGACAAAGAAATTCAAATGAACAATGCGACCGTCGAGGACTTGAACGACCGCTATTATTTGGCGCTGGGCGCGGTCAATATGGACGGCTTGCCGCATGGGAAAGGCGGGGTTTCAAAGCCGGTTGAAAACATGGTGGCGAATGTCCCCGATTACGTCCGAAAGAAGATTGCAGGAAAACAGCGCCGGAACAAGCGGCTGGAAGAAGTCGGGGCCGCTATCGGGCGGGAACTGGACCGTCTGAATTACTATGAAAAAGCGGTTGTAACATGGTTTTATTTAGACGGCGCAACGTGGGAACAGATTTCGGGACGGCTGAATTACAGCCCGCGGCAATGTCGAAACATACGCGACAAGGCTTTAGACCGGCTGACAAGCTGGTTTTCAGCGAATAAAGCAATTTTTACATTCAAATTTCCTGAAAAATAAGATTGCCACCTATTGCCCGTTTTTTCTGCTATAATGGCTATTGTGGAAAATTGAAACAGCGATTCGGGCGGGCGATTCTCCGCCGCCCGGCGCTGACCGGAAACGGACCTTGCTTTTTGCGAGGTCCGTTTTTGTGTGCGCTTCCGCGGAGCCGTCCAGATCGGAAAATGAAAAACAAACGAAAGGGGGTGCGCGGCGCATGGCGCGAGATCGAAGCCCGGAGCGCGACAAGGCGCGGGAAATATGGCTTGAATCCGGCGGGAAAATGACGGCGAAACAGGTTGCGGAAGCCGTCGGCGGCGTGAAGCCCGAACAGGTCCGAAAATGGAAAAGCCTTGATTCGTGGGCCGCGGCCCTTGAAGCCCAAAAGCCGCCCCGGAAGCGCGGAGGACAGCCGGGGAACAAGAACGCCGTCGGAGCGGGGCCGCCTACGGGCAACCGGAACGCCGAAACACACGGCGCGTATTCGGCGGTACGGATGGAGGATTTAACCACGGAACAGCGGGTTTATATTCAGAAAATTACGCTGGACACAAAGAAAAATATGCTTGCCGAATTACAGTTGCTTATAGCAAAAGAATTCGACTTGCAAAACAAGATTGCAAAGTTGGAGAGTGCGGAAAGCGGAAGTCTTTTTATTGATCGAGTTGTCGAGGTACAGACCCCAAAAGGGCAGGAACGATTAAATCAACAGCTTGAAAAGCTGGCAAGCCTGCAAGCGGAAGAAGAAGCCTTGCGCTGGGACATGGATGTTCAGCAGGGAAAACCGCCCACGAAGCAACAGCAAAAGCGCCTTGAAAGCCTGCAACGGGAGATTGCGGCCTTGCAGGACACCACGGGCGACCGGGCGCGGGAGTTGGAAAAGGCCGCATACAACACAGCAACCCGGACAGTCATTCAAGCAAGCGCCTTTGATCGTACAATGAAGCTGGAAGCGGAGTTGAACAGAATTCACGGGCGCATTATTAAACTGCTTGATTCCATAAAGGGCTATGAATTAGAAAGCCGCCGCGTCCGCCTTGAAGAACGCAAATACAACCTTGCAAAGCAAAAGTTATCAGGCGCGTTCGACATTGACCCGGAAACGGGAGAGATCAACGACGAACAAGACGATTTCGACGCGGAATTAGAGGCTTGACGGGCCGGAAGCGCGACCCGCCGCGGGTCCTTTTAGCGCCTGAACAAAGCCTTGCGGGTTCGGGACCCCGCCGTTTTTTTAGCCACGAAATTTTTTTGAACGCTTCCGCGCTTTCGGGGGCGTTTTTGGTATGGGGGAGGTTGCCAAAACAGGAGCGGAAAGAGGGTGCGGGGCTTGAAACTTTACGACGTGAAAGCGGTTGCCCGGTTTTTGGACGTGTCCGAACGCCGGGTGCGGCAGTTGCGCGACGAAAAAGTGATTGCGGAGGTCCGACCCGGCCTGTATGACCTGATCGACACGAACCGCCGGTATATCAACTATCTACGGAAGAGAAACCCGGAAAGTGAAGAAACAATAGACTACAACACCGAACGGGCAAAACTGGTTCGGGCGAAGCGGAAAAACGAAGAATACGAATTGCAGTTGAAAGAAAACAAGCTACACGCGGCGGAGGACATAGAAGCCGTCATGACGGATATGCTTGTAAATTTCAAATCCCGCTTGATGGCGATTCCGTCGAAGCTTGCGCCGGTCCTTTGCAAGAAAACCGACAAAGCAGAGATTTTCGCCTTGCTGAAAGATCACATCGACGAAGCCTTGATGGAACTTTCAGATTTCAAAACGGCGTTCGGGGAAAGGGCAAAGGATGAAGAAAGCGACGGTTGAACTATTCACGCAAATTTTTTCCGTCCTTGCCCCGCCGCCGGATATGACAGTTTCGGAATGGGCGGACGAATACCGCCGCCTTTCCTCTGAATCGTCGGCGGAGCCGGGCCGCTGGAGGACTTCAAAAGCCCCGTATCAGCGTGAAATTATGGACGCGGTTTGTGATATGCGCGTTCAAAAAATCGTTATCATGTCGGCGGCGCAGATCGGGAAAACCGACGCGTTGATTCTAAATCCTATCGGCTATTATATGCACTACGACCCGTCGCCGATCATGGTAATGCAACCGACAATTCAGATGGCGGAAACGTTCAGCAAAGACCGCCTTTCCCCTATGTTGCGGGACACGCCGGTTCTACGGGACCGGGTGAACGATAAGAGCCGGAACAGCGGAAACACGATCTTGCAAAAGATTTTCCCCGGCGGTCATGTCACGATGGTGGGCGCGAATTCCCCGTCGTCCCTTGCTTCCCGTCCGATTCGGATTCTACTTGCGGACGAAATCGACCGATACCCGGCGACCGCGGGCAATGAGGGCGACCCCCTCCTACTTGCGGGAAAGCGGCTTGCAACGTTTTGGAATAAAAAAGAGGTTTGCGTAAGCACGCCGACGATCAAGGAAACATCGAGAATCGCGGTTGAATTTGAGCATAGCACACAGGAAGAATGGAACGTGCCTTGTCCGGTATGCGGGGCCTTTACGCCGCTGACATGGGGCAATATCCGGTTTGATAAGAACAACCTTGACGAAATCGGGCATTATTGCCCCGCCTGCAAAAAGATTTCAAGTGAAATCGAGTGGAAAGAGAAATCACAGAAAGGGAAATTCGTTGCGAAATATCCTGATCGAAAGGTTCGGGGTTTTCACCTGAACGCCCTTGCGTCTCTGTTTGTGGAATGGCGGGAGATCGTCGAGAAGTTTCTAACCGCGAACGAAGAGAAGAAAAAAGGCAATATCGAACTTCTGAAAGCGTGGACCAATACCGAA